GTGAGTTTAGAAAAAGACTTCAAAACCGTAAAGCAGATTATGGAAGCTTTTTTGCTAAATGATATCATAAGAAAAAAGTTAAGAATGATTTGCAACTCGAAAAGGAATGACTGGGAAAAATGGCTGCAATTAGAGCTTGAGTTTTTCATTTCCTCTTTAGATGGATTTAATATAGATCGTGAAGTTCAAGCATTCCCTGATAATCGAAAGATGAAAAACCGACTTAATATGTTCGTTGACTTTGCTATTAGAAAGAGACGCACAAAATTAAATTCCTACATTTTTATTGAACTAAAATGCTCCACCAACCCTCAAGCGCTGCTCAATGGCTTTAATCGAGACATTAATAAAATTAATGCTATAAAAAAATGTAGTTACGACACTCGATCATTTTGGTGTGTAGGTTTTCATAAAAACTGCACTGAAAAAAGCATAAAGAAAATGATTAACTATGTTGATGACTGGAACGGCCATCATGAAGTGATAAAACTGTGTGATTGCCCAACCGAAACCGAGTGCAAATGTAAAAACAATAAGATTGGATTTGCTATTTTATGATTTCTTTCATCGAAAAACCGCACAAACCATCCAATAAATATATAGGGTATGCAGAATGAAGAGCAAAGATATTTTAGGAACAATTTCAGGAATAAATGGAGGCTCTGAAAACTATGCTGACAATGTTATTTTAAGAGCAGCAAGAGGCCATGGATTTGCAGCGGAGAAAGCAAATCACTTGAAAGATGTAATGACTGGGAAAGATGCAAAAATTGTTGGCGGCGACAACGCGAAAAATGGCGCTGATAGACTGGTAGATGGTGTTTATATACAAACAAAATATTGTAATTCTGGCTCAAAATGTATTAGCGAGTGCTTCAAAGATGGTACATTCAGATACTTAAATACTGATGGAACCCCTATGCAAATAGAGGTTCCATCAGATATGTATGACTCTGCAGTACAAGCAATGGAAAACAGAATTAAAAATGGTCAAATCCCGGGAGTAAATGACCCCGCCTTAGCAAAAGAGATAGTTAGGAAAGGTTCATTCACATATAAGCAAGTGAGAAATATTGCACAGTTTGGCACTATTGAAAGCCTAACTTACGATACAGTAAATGGTATTAAACTGGCGGGTACGGCAATGGGTATTTCTGCTGCTGTTTCTTTCGCTGTCTGCTTATGGAATGGCGAGGACTGGGAGAAGGCTCTTGAATCGTCGTGTTATGCTGGATTAAAAGTTGGCGGGGTTGCTTGGATTAGTAGTATTATTTCAGCTCAACTGGGTAGAACAGGAATCGAACAGAGTTTAAGGGGCGCTACAGATTGGATTGTCCAGCAGATGGGGCCTAAAGCTGCTGCATGGATAGCTAATGGTTTGCGTTCTGGAAATGCAATTTACGGCGCGGCAGCTATGAATCATGTTAGTAAGCTCTTACGCGGTAATATAGTAACAGGCGTTGTAACTACTTTGGTTATCTCTTCTGTAGATTTTGTTCGAATGTTTAAAGGCCGATGCTCTGGAGCCCAATTATTCAAAAATGTTGCCTCCACTGCCTCTGGAGTCGCAGGGGGAACTGGAGGTTGGATGGCGGGAGCAGCGGGAGGTGCTGCGTTAGGCTCTTTTATTCCTTTTATCGGCACTGCAGCAGGTGGAGTTATCGGGGGTTTAATAGGTGCATTTGCAGGGGGCACGGCAGCTAATGCGGCAGCTTCAGCAATACTCGATGGGTTTATAGAAGACGATGCCAAAGAGATGCTTGATATTGTTGAAACCGTATTTGGTGAACTTGCTTTTGATTACCTTTTATCAGAGCAAGAAGCAAAAACAGTGATTGATGCATTTAAGAAAAAGGATGTTCCTGATTTTTTAAGAGATATGTATGCCTCTACTGATCGTCAATGTTTTGCAAAAAATCAATTTGAGCCAATGATTATAGATATTGCAAAAAACAGGAACATAATATCACTTCCAAGTGATGAAGAGTTAATGCAAAAGGCTGCGAAAGTTATCGACACTCTTATAGCGGCTTAATTTCCGCTTAATATTAAAAGCATAAAGGGTGGCTATATTAGGGTCACCCTTCAATCAAAGCGATTAAACTTTTTTACTTACGCAAGGATCATTGAAAATCTAAACATGCTCTTTGGGCAGCACATCTAAAAAATCTTTGCTCGTTTAGTGTAATACTATACGAGCTACAGCTTTAGAAAATAGCCCTGTAAATGAATGAGACAATATTAATAACTTTAGCCGAACGATACAATAGCTGCTAAGTTGAAGAAAAAATGCTCGACTGCGAGAGGCAGTCTTGCATGAGAGACGTCCGGTTAACACATATTGCAAATTAGAATACTACGCTGCACACCTTAGCAACTATTCAGGGGTTATCTGTTACTATCGTCAGCCTTATTGAGGGTGGCGACTAACGATTTCATTTCAGCCAGTTCAGATTTAAGTGCATCCATCTCTGCGCGCACCTCTTTAAACGCTTCAACATACAGGGCCGCTAAGGCGTTATAGTCAACCGCCAGAGGGTTCTCAATCGGGCGACACCCCTTATCAATAGTGGTCTTGTCTGCCTCGCATTCCGTCACAGCCTCAGGCAGTACCTTTTTTACATCTTGGGCTATGAGCCCAGCGTTCCGTGAAGTGTTCTGAATCGTCGTGTGCATCGAGTACGTCACGCCACGAAGCTGGCAGATTTTATCTAAGGCGCTTTCCACCGGCCTGATCCAGAACTTCGCGCGCTCGTCGGAGGTGGCAGTGAACTTAACAGCCCGAATCTCACCAGTGGCCCCGTTGATTGACATTTCCGATCCCGTAGCGCCTGTAGAGCTATTGTCTGGCCTGATGCAGATGAATTGCCCGTTTGCGATAGGCTTTGAATAAATAAGCCCACGGTTTCTGTTGTCGCTGTTGATGAAATAAACGTGAGCATTTGCCGTTGCAGATGCTGCTTTGGAATTTAAGTAACCAGACCGAGACTCAACCGTTGAGCCATACCATCCCTTATTGCATCCAGCCCAGTCCGACTGTATGACAATATTTGTTCCGTACTTATAGTTATAAAGAACGGTGTCATTGTTTGCGCCAGGCTTGCCCACCAGCATAACGTTAGAACCATCATTATCACGGATAAGCATGTAAGTTGCCTGGCTCGCTCCGGTAGGGCGTAACGTCAAAACCTCACCATTGTGCTTAAACTCGGCGCCATAGCCAGACATAAGGCGACCAGACGGCTCAACCTCCCCACTCTGCCTGATAGTGAAGAATCGCGGCCCCGTCGGGTTACGGTTAACCATTGAGATATTGCCAGTAGAGGTGTCGCACCACAGCTCGATCCGGGCTTTGGTTTCGCCGTCAGTTCCGACAATTTCAGAAAATAAAGCGTGCCCCCTTACCGCATCATCAGAAATCATTCTTGTGCAGATGTCGCTGTTACCTTTTATCAGGTTGAATTCAACATCATCAGAAACACCGAGGCCGAGATTATTTCTTGCGGCGGCAGGGTCTGACACGTCAGCAAGATTCTCATCCTTTTTCAGCAGATTTGATGCATCCAGCGCATCAGCAAATTCTTGCGCGCGCTCGGCCTGCTTAAGAGACTCGGCTGCCGACTCGCTGGCTGACGTTGCCGAATCTGCCGCAGCGCTGGCGCTGGTGGCCGCATCACTGGCGCTTTGGGTGGCGCTGGCCCCGGCCTCCTCTGCCGACTGTTGCGCTGCTGCGGCGCTGTTCGCCGCCGCCTGGGCATCATCACGCGCAGCTTCTGCCGCCATTCTGTCGGCGTTTACGCTGGCCTGCGCCGCCGTCACGTCATCAACCATCTGATGCAACCAGTCCGGATCGAGCTCTTCCAGCAAATTTGCAATAGACGACCAGCTCGGCCCGGTAAACTCACTGCCGTCCGGCAGCGTCACGGTAATGTCATTGCTTTCGGAAAATACCTGCTGCCAGTTCTCCTTGTCATGGTTCAGGCCGCGTAATGCCTCGGTAACCTGATTCACCACTTCCATAGTTATCTGGCTCATGGTGCTACGTGGCACCGCCGACCATGCAAGCCCGGCAGCATCGGGGCCGGTATAGCTTTTGGAGAGCGTCAGCGCCGTGTCGCTGTCCACTGACTTAATCGCCAGCGTGTAGACAACCTGCCCCGCCGTGAAAACGATGTAATCGCCTGCGGCCAGCTCTGCGGTAAACGTGGTGCCTTCGCCTGTAATAGCGGCTGTATCGTTGGCGATGCTGATAGTGCCTTTAGCCATTCAGTTAACTCCTGAAAACAAAAAACCCGCCGAAGCGGGTTATTAAAAAATTCATGGTCAGTACATGCTGTCGAGCAACAATACGTTCAGGCCCGTTGACTTGTTCACATCCAGCGAATAATCAGCCGTCCAGATTGAAGCCACGTATCCGCGCCCCACCCGCACCGAATTTCCCGACCGCACCAGCCCCTGATATTTGGCATAACACCAGCCGCCAGCCACATCGGTTTGGGCTCCATACCGGCCCAGCATGATGTAGCGGTTGCCGATATCCGTGGCGTTGCCGGATGGCTTATAAAATGCGTTGCTGTAGAGGAACGGGCGTTTAGTCGTTGAAAACGTGCATTGCCCTTTGCTGTTAAAGAAATTGAGGCCCGGCCCCGCTACAGGTGCGACGCCGGTCGCAAAGATAACCACATCCATTGTCACGGTGGCGTTGACGTTCGCCCCGTTACGCTCGGCCACGGCACGTACCACGCTTCCGTCGTATTCCACTACGACGCCGTTTGCGCTCCACTTTGCAAACACCGCGTAGGATTGCCGGTTGTACCCCGTTGAGGGAGGCGGCCAGGAGCCGGTAAACGTCACCCGACCGCGATAAACGCACTGTCCGACCGTGGCGGTATCGGTGATGGCGGTAAAGTCGGTACTGTCAGAGATATACAGCCCGCGATTCCCCGACTGGCTGGCAGGCAGGATCTGCCAGACCGTGCCAGGGTAGATTTTCCCGCTCATGTTGTAATTTGACCAGGCGGAGAAGGTCAGCACATTTCCGCTTTGTGATACGCCGGTTAACACGTCCATATCCGGGATCAGACTGGTGCCGCCGCCAACATAAATCCCGGCGGTGACATGCGGCGCAAAAACGGCTGTAGAGCCCGTTACATAACCGGGCATGGTGTATTTATTCCCGCCTCCGCTGGCATACCCGCAGTACGAAGGGCACCGGAGGCCCGCCGTTATTTCCATTGCGGGGCCGCCATCTTTCAGGTCGATATATAATCCGCTCGGCATTGTTACCACGTTCCCAGAATAATACAGCCACCGTTAGCCAGATTGACCGTCACGCCATTACCGTTAATAACCACAGTGTTACCGGCGCCCGTCATGGAAAAACGCCCTTCCGTGGCGACGATGGTTCCGCGCACCGTCACGTTGTTAAATTCAGCGGCGCCCGACTTGTTAATCGTCCAGCCGGTTTTACCGGCCACATAGTCATTCGACTGGATAAACGCGCCAATTTTGGCGTTAGTGATCGTACCGTCCTGAATAAAGGCGCTGTTCATGAATACCTGGCCGTTACTCACCGCAAAGGGCGAATAACGGTTATCACCGCTGCCGCTCATCACCACAAACTGATTAACATTCACCGCGACACGGGTATCCACGGCCTCGCCGTTAACCGTCACGGCCACGGACAGCCCGGCGTCGTAATACTGCCCTTTGTACTCAACGCCGGTTTTCATGGTGTAGATAGCCGATCCGCCGTTGGCGTCAACGTAAGCATCCATTTTGCTTTCTACCGCTGCCGATAAATCAGCGTACTGAACGGCCACGGTGTCTTTAATCTCGCCGATGGCCGATGAGTTATCAGCGGTGGCCTGTTCCAGACGGGAGGCCGTGGCCTCGAAGTCCTCAAACTTCGCGTTTACGGTAGTTTCCAGCGCTGCAACGGACTTGCTGGCATCAGCGGCCAGCGTCTGCGCCTGAATGATGCCCGCGCGGTTTTTGCCGTACTGCGCCCACTGCTGTTTAACCGTGTCGTGACCGATCAGGGCGTTCTGCAGGATGGATTCAGGATCGAGGGTTATCTGGCTCACCAGCGCCTCGCCGTCCTCTTTCGTCAGAAAGTCGTCGGCGATATCCTCCAGGTAATCACTGGCCTGATCGTTCGCCATCCCGTCGATCCAGTCCGTCCAGCCTGATTCGTTGCCGGTTTTGTCCACCAGCTGCGCCCGGTACATAAACCGCGCGCCAGCTTTGAGGCCAAGCTGCGAATAATCGCGCTGCGGATATGGCACATCGGCCAGCAAAAGCGGGTTTTCGGTGTCACCGTTAATCGCGTACTGGATCTCGGTCTTGAGCGTGTCGCTGGTGTCAGCCGGGAAGCCCCACGTGAGGCGCACGCCCCAGTTCAGCGACTCAGCGGCGAAGTTAACCGGCTTCGGCGGGTTGCCCTCCTTGCCTTTAAGCGTCGTCAGTACCGAATAACCCCACACGCTGGAGACTTCAACGGCGTTAATGGCGCGCACGCGCACCAGGTAATCCCCGGCATAAATGCCGTCGATATCGAAGCCGCAGACCGAGGAGCGCGGGATGTTCACCCAGTTGTTGTTATCGCGCCGCCACTGCGCCTCGTAGGCGATAGCGCCGTCCACCGCATCCCAGGTGGCGTGTAGGGTCTGGATCGCCATGCCCTGATTAATCACCGTGAAGCCTTCAATCTTCACGTTTTCCGGCGCGGCAACGTGGCCCGGCGGCACGACACTGATCGGGCGCTCGTCGATGATAGCGCCGGTGTCGATGCGCTCGTATTTGTCCGGGTCGTGCCAGGCGGCGCTGATGGTGTAGGTGCCGTCGCCGTTATCCGTCACGCTGGTAACGCGGTACTGCTGCGCATAAAGGTCGTCGCTCTCCACCATCCAGCACGCCCCGGCGTCCGGCGTGGTGTCATAAGCGGTCATGACGGTAACGACGTTATCCGCGACGGCGGCAATGGTGCGGGGCTGAACCGTGCCGTCCGGCAGGTTTACCAGCAGGCGATCGTCTTTTTTCGCCGACGGCACGCGGTCGAGGGTGAGAGTCCGGCCATCAGAAGCGCGGATCCGCCCGCCCATGACGCGCCCGGAAAGCAGCTCATCGGCCACGGCGATGATATAGCCCGGCAGCGGGATATTCCCGTCGAGCCCCACGGCGAACGTCACAATGCGGTCGCGGTTGTTGGTCAGGATACCCCAGCGGCCCTTTCGGTTGGCCTCGCTCTGCCGGGTGCAACCGATGGCGGTGATTTCAAGCTGGTTCACGCCGTAGCGGTTAACCAGATCCGGCTCAAATACCGGCTCCATCGCGTCGGCGTACTGGTTATCGGGATCTGACCAGCTCACCAGTGCTGTTGAGTAGCGGGCTCTGGTCGTGCTGCTGGCGTAGGTGAATCGCCCCTCAACCACGTTCGCGCGGGTGTAGACGTAATCCACATCACGCGGCATATCTGCCAGTGTCACCAGTTGATCACCGCCCCAGTAGGTCATGCCACGGAAGATGGCCGCGAAGTCGCGCAGGACGGTAAATGCATCCTGCCGGTTCTGCACGTAGACGTTGCACACATAGCGCGGCTCTTTGCCGTCGCCGCCCCTGCCGTCCGGCACCAGCTGATCGCAGTACTGCGCCACCTGATAGAGCGTCCACTTGTCCACGTTATCAGCGTCCAGCCGGTCGCCCAGCCCGAAACGGTCAGTAATCACCAGATCGTAAAACACCCAGGCCGGGTTATCCGTCCACGCCCATTTAAACGTTCCATCCCATGTGCCGCTGTAGGTGCGCGTTTCGGGGTCATAGTTGGCCGGTACGCGGATCACGCGCCCGCGCGGCTCGCAGGAAATCTGCGGGATCGAGCCGTTAAACTGGCTCGAATCAAATTCCATGTAGAGTAAGGCGGTGTTCGGATAGCGCAGCTTCGCGTCAATAATGGTGGTGTAGCTTTCCAGCATCATGGTATCGCCGATGCGTGCGCTGTTCGCGTTCGGGGTGAGTCTGCGCAGGCGGAGGTTCCACGTTTTACCGGCGGGTAAATCAATGCGATGGCTCCGCTCGTAGCCGCTGGTGGTTTTGCCGGATACTGCCGTTTTCAGCACCTGCTGCCAGCTCCCGCCGTCAACCTGCATTTCAACCACATATTCCAGCGTGTAGCCCACCATGTCGCCGTTATCTTTCTGCTGGAACAGCTGCGGCCACTTGATGCGCAGACGAACGGCGGAGAGCGTGGCGTCGTCAAAGGTGCGCGTCCAGCCCTTTTCCGTGGTGATCTGCATATTCGACAACGGGAACTCGTTTTCGGCGCCGGGGATCCCCTGTATGTATTCCTGCGCCTGCGTGCCGGGGCGAAACTCCCATTTCACGCCGGGGAAGTTTTCGGTGCCGCTGGGGCCCATCAGCGGCGTGCCTTCCAGGAAAATGGACGTGCCATCGAGCTGGCCGCCGAACTCCCCTTCTCCCAGCGCCACCAGCACCTTCGCTTTGGCAACAGATAACAGGTTATCGTCCTGCTCTTTCGGCGTGTGCTGGTTGCTGCCGCCGCCTTTTGCGCCATGAATTACTTTTTCTGTCATATCGCGCCCACAAAAAAGCCGCCCGAAGGCGGCCTGTTATCTGGTTTAACTTACTGCTGATCCTCGGCGTAAATGCCTGCGGAGATAATCGCCCCACCTATCCGGCGCTTACCGTAGAGAAGCGGCACCGGGTAGCCCTGGGAGGCGGTGTTGGTCACGCCACCGAATGCATAAGAAGCGCGGTTGTCGGCGTCCTGCTTGCTCGCGAGGCCCGGCGTCTGCGGTGACAACATCTGCGCGACGCCGGAAAGGGCCATTGCGGCCCCCATCTTGTAAAACCACGGCGACGCGGCAGCGAACGGCGTGAAGCTTAATACCGCGCCCACCGCCACCAGCACCGCGCCAAAGATCATCTGCCCGATGCCAGCGTTTTTACTGCCGATAACGACGGGAACAATGCGGATCACCTCACCGATAACGGGAAAGCCCAGCTCATCCACGCCGAGATTTTTCTTGCCCCGGAATACGTGATAAGCCAGCCCGCGCTGTTTGCTGGTGTTCAGGAACTTCTCAAAGCCCGGGATCGTGCAACAGAGCGCCCTTACGGCCTCCGCTGTGCTTTTGACGGCCCGGAGATGGGTTTTGCCAAACTGGCGCGCCAGAGCGCCGCCCAGCTCGATTTTCGTCAGTGTCTGCGTCATGCCTCCCCCATCAGATCCTTGTGGCGCACAATCTTCATGGTTCTTTCACGCCAGTAACCGCCGTAAGGGGTTCGCCCGGACTGGTGGCCGTACAGGTGATGCAACAGCATGTTGCCTTCCAGCAGAATCCCGGCGTGGTTCCAGCGCGGCGCGCTTACCTGCATGATCACCATATCGCCCGGCTTCGGCGGCCCGTCGAACTCCCGAAAACCGCATTCATACCAGCAATCCTGATAAAAATTTTCCGTGTGTCCGGCTTCCCACCAGTGGTAATCCACCCGGTAATCATGCAGCTCGATCCCGTGTTCCTGCCGGAAATAGCTCATTATCAGCCCCCAGCAGTCATAGACGCCCAGCACAAACGGGCGGCCAATCAGCGGCAGCTCGCCGCGCGGGTAAATGGTGCGAAAATCCCCCTCCGGCCAGCTCACGATATGCCAGGGCAGTTCCGTAACGTCACACTGCGCCCTGTCCAGCTCGCTCGGCTGGCTGGTGGCGTCAGGGTGGCTGTGAACGATGCCCACCACGTCGCCCTGATCTTCGGCGCGGGCGTAGTCCTCCGGCGCGATGCGGAAATGCTCCGCCGGGTCGGTGGCAGTATTCTCACAGGGGATGTAGCGCAGCCGGTCGCCCTGCTGGCAGATGAGGCCGCAGCACTCCTGCGGGTAGGTCTGCGCCGCGTGCCGCTTAATCTCATGAATCAGATTTTCGTCCACGGTTATTAACTCCTGATCAGACTGGTGCCGGGGAATCCGCCGAAGTCGAGCGGCTGCGCATCACCGAATCGCAGCTTGCAGGCCGTCAGCGTGCCGTTGCAGACGTCCAGAGCCGGATCGTCCACGGGGTTATTCAGCCGATCGAAATAGCGCGTGCCAGCGTAGGAACAGCCGTCGCCGCAGCGGTATTTGCCGTTAATGCACCAGGTACACAGGGAATGCAGCTGACGGCGCGGTAGCTGCAACCCCTCCAGATCCATTGGACTGGACAGGACAAACTCCACGGCCTCGTTCGTTTCGCTGGATTTGCCGTTGATGTAGTAAACGCGCCGGATCTCCTGGGTCGGGTCTGCCGTCGGGTTGCCATCGGGGAAGTTGCGCGCATCGAGGTACTGCACCAGCGTGTCACGGATCGTCACCTTCGCCCTGAACAGGTCGTCATAAGCGAGGCAAAGCGCCGTGATCGAGGTATCCAGGTTCGCGACGGTTAACGTTGGCTGGGGGCTGCTGCCGTCGGTTGATGCCTCGATGCCGTCAATCTGGCACGGCCAGGCGGAATATTCTTCACCCTGCCACCAGATGGATTTGACCGGTAACTTGCTGTCATCGCCACCCGCAGCGGCGATTTCGTCGGCAGTGTGCGGCAGATTGTACGCATGGAAGCGCAGCACGTCGGGCATGTCGAAAGACTCGCCGCTCACCTCAAACAGCCGGATCGTGTTGCCGGGTTCCAGCTGCTGATAATCACGGTAAAGTTTTACGGGGCGGTTGGTCGTGCTCATGGTGCGTATGCCTGTTTGAATGTAGCGTTAATGGTCATCACATTGCGTGAAAGCGGGGCCGAGCGGATTGATTCAGGATCTACACGCCAGAGGCTGGTTTCGCCGTTCGGTGCCGTCCAGATAAAAGATTTAGCGACGTGGCGCCGCAAAAAGGCCAGAGCGGCCAGCATCTCGCTGTTTGCACCGCTCATCTCAACCGGCCAGCTCTGGAACTCCGGATTGATGCCGTCGGCGGCCACCTGCTCGTAACCATCGCCAAACTTTGCGCGGCGAACAGTGGTTGTGTACTCGCCCTGCATCCCCGCCTGGATCTGCGTCGGCCAGCTGAAGGTTTCGATTGTCATCGGGTTTCCTCCGGGCAATAAAAAACCCGCCACGGTGGGCGGGTCTGATAGTCAGTAATGTTTTTCAGGGTTTCGCGGATCCCCATACGTGCTGTAACGCCGTCAATTCACTTTCCAGCGCGGCATCAAACCGTTCGGCGCAGGACTGCGGCATACCAGCCCGCAGTTTGCTAATCTCCTGCTTATTGCTCGTCATGATTTCGCCAGCCTGCTGGCGAGGCATACGGGAAACATAGCGCGCGGCCAGAGCTTTAACGGCTTCACGGTTCAGTTCAGCGGATTCCCCTTCGCCGATCACGAAATCAGTCCCGACCGGCTCTTGCTCCGGCGCTGCCTCGTTTGCAGGCTCAACAGCGCTACCGCAGTGTTTGCATTTGCGGGCTTCGGCGCTGATTAGCTCGGCACAAAATGGGCATTTAACCTGTTTTTCGCTGTCGCCTTTACCGAGAAGGGCCACCAGCAGGCCGCAGAGGACGATAAAAGCGCCTATAAAGATGTGATTTTGCCGGGAGGCTATAAGCCCCAGATTATTAACCCGGCTACCGCTTTCCGTTAAAACAGTCACATCCATATTGAAGGCAATAAAAGCCCATACCAGGCCCACAGCCAGCAAACCCCATCCCCATTTTTTCATGATGCCCCCTGAATAAATACTCATTTCCGTTCGACAAAGGGAAAGCCTAACGCCGCGTGAATCTGGCGCTTTGCGGCGAGTCAACCTAACGGGCTTTTGTGGCGCTCCAGATAATGCCGCCGGGCCGCGTCTCTTTCAGGATGCCAGCACGAATAGACTCGTTGATCGTCTGCTCGTAGGCGCGCTGAACAGCCGCAGAGTTTTGCCGCTGCTGGTTGTCATTACCTCCGCTCTGGTTGATGGTTACGGACGTTTGCACCGCTACGGTGTTGCCCCCACCAGTCAGCCCTGTGCGTGGAGCTTTTCCAACGTAGCCGCCATCGGCATAACCAGGCGCGCCGTTCATCATCGCGTAGAGGTTGTTTACACCAATCCGCTCGGTAGCTTCTTTCGTAAAAACGAACTCGCCGCCGTGAACGATGCCCTTTGGCTCGTACTTGCCGCCGGGGCCGGTATAGCCCCCAGTGTCAAAACCGAAAAACTCACCTATAGCCGTTCCCTCTAAGGCACCCATTGCTGATTTCATGGCCTGCACTTCGGCCATTTTCACCAGCATTTGCGCAAGCCCTTTCAGCACATCAGACAGAAAATCATTAAAGCTGGCTTTCCCAGTGGTAACGAAGTCTACCAGGAAGCTGGTCATTCCGGTAAAGGTGTTCTGGCTGAAGTCGTAAACCTGCTGGAAGGTGTTTGTTGCGCTGTCCTTATAATCAGCCCAGGCAAGTTTTGCGCCAGCCCGCCAGTCATCTCGGAGCCTATCCTCCGCCTGATAGGTGGCTTCCAGCTCCCTTAGCGCCCGGTTGCGCGCCTCCGGGTTGTCGCCGTAGGTAGTCTTGATGCGGTCGCGTTCTGCGTCGCGTCCGGCTTCCCGGCTCGATTTTCCGTCCATTTTTGACTGGATTTCAGCGCGCTTCGCTGCCTGCTGTTCGGCGAATCTGGCTGCCTGCTGTTCAAGCTGATTAAGCTTTTTCTGCTGCTCCACCTTATCGCCCAGGGCGGCCAGCTGCTGCCGGTAGGCCAGCGTTTGCTTATCCGCCGCCAGGGTGATCTGCTCCTGCTGGCTTAACCCTTCCTCCTGCGCCTTTTTGGTCAAAATGGCGATTTCAGATTCAGTTTTCCAGAGGCTGCGGCGTTGCTGGCTGATAACGTCATTCGCCTGGCGATGTTTTTGCAACACGTCCAGCTCAGTTTGCAGTGCCAGCAGGTCACGCTGGGCGTTATCAGAAGAACGTTCAACCGAGCCGCTTCCTCTCGGCTTTTTCTCCTTCTCGGCGTAGCGCTTATTGATAACCTCAACGGCAGTCTGGCGCGCTTCCTTGCTCCATGCGTCTGGCGCTGCCGCGACCTGCTTCCACAGCTCAATCAGATCCCGCGTGCGTTTCTGCGCATTGGTTAAGCCTTCAGCCATCAGGCGGTTTCGTGCGCTGATTGACTTTAATCGGGCGTCGTCGGCATCACGTGCCTTTTTCTGCCCCTCTGTCATGTCATTCTGGAGCTGTAAAGCCTGCTCCAGAAGGACAATGTGCATCTTGTCCTGCTCTATCGCAGCCAGTTGGTTTTTGCGCTGCTGGTCATATTCCTGGCTGGCGGCGCTGCTGTCGTAGCTGTAACCATAACCCATGCGCTGGCGCTCAGGCTTAAGCGCCTTCTGCCGTTCTTCCAGGTCGGCTTTGAGCTTGTTGAGCTTGTCTTCCACTGACTCCGGGCGGCCAATGTTTAACAGCTGATCCCACATATCCTTTGCGGCGCTGGTAACCGCATTTGCGGCACGCTCGATGTAGCCGAGGCTTTCGGCGATCTGTTTGCCCTGCCGTTCCATTGCCTCAGAGTAAAGCCTTCCGGCCTCTGCTGCCGCGCCTTCCTTATCGCCCCGGCGTTCCAGCGATGAAATATAGTCATACTGGGCAGAGGTCAGATAATGCAGGCGCTGATTCAGTTCTTCGGATGCCTGCGAAGGGGCTTTTTTCAGCTTCTCGAAGTTACTGATCGTGGCCTCAACTGACTGGCCCACGGCGCGCTCCATCGCCAGCGCAGCTTTCGTTACCTGCTCCAGCTCGGCACCGCTGAACGTGCCCGTTCCGACCACTTTCGCCAGCGCACTGGCCGCTTCGCCCTGAGTGAAGCCCGCGCGTGAAATCGTGCGCGCCAGCGTATTGAGCTGTCCGGCAGTTTTGCCTGCATTATTTCCTGTCAGGATTAACTGCCGGTTAAAGGCGTCTGCCTCTTTGCTCCCTTTATACCAGGCTGTAATAAGCAAAGAGGCCACACCCACTAGCCCGCCTAGTGCAAGTTTGGTCGGCGTTATCGCACTCATAACGCCTTTTAACGCATTACTGACGCCCCCGAACGAATCCTTAATCTGACCGCCCTGCTGGATGGCAACCATCCAGACCGGCATTCCCGATGCCAGAGACGTCACCACATCGGTGAGCTGCATCGGCAACATGCGCATCGCCTGCTGATACTGGCCCGCGCTAATCGCGCCTTTCTTCCAGGCTTCGTCCTGCTCGCGCAAACGGGCGATCAGCGGTGCCGTCTGCTGGGAGACGCCCAGCTGCGCCGCTTTCAGCTCCAGCAGTTCGGTACGGGTTTTACCGATGGCGTTTACCTGTTCCTCTAACGAGGCAACAAAGGATTGTGCCGTCGCTGCCGCACGCTGTGCCGCCCTGGCCTGCTCCAGTCGCGCGCGGCCTTCTGCGGTTTCCGCCTCCTGCGTCTCCAGCAATTTGGTGCGCGTGGTTTCTAAAATCTCGTTGTAGCGCTCGTACTGTTCAAGGCTCAACAGGGATTTGCCGCGAAAACCGGCGAGGTTCTGCTGGATTGTGTCCAGCTCATCCAGCGCCTTGTTTACAGGGCTGATTTTATTCAGCAGCGCCTGTAATTCCTGCTTCTGCTCGCGGAGGCTGGCCGAGCTTTTTTTCTGGCTCTCGGCACCAGCCCGAAAGCTGGAATTAAGGTCGTCGGCCTTTTTTGCAGCGCCGCCTGCCGTCTGCTGGAAGTCGTCCAGCGCCCTGTTTCCTCGCTCCAGGTCGCTGGTGTTTACGCGAAGGGAAATTGTGGCGATATCACTCATCCCGCCCCCTGATTTCATAAATCGTATTCAGCGCGGCGCGCTCCATCACGCGGATATCACGCAGGGCTGCCGCCTCGTCCTCTACGCCGTGTAGCTTCATCAGCCACGGCAAGACGTTGTAATCAAGGCCAGTTGCGCCATTCGCTCCGGCCCGCCACTGTGTGGCGCACGCCTGGAAGATACAGAACGCATCCCAGCAGTCGGGCCACACCTCGATCACTTCGTCGTCGAAGTCGTCCGCCGTCAGGCCAAAGGCGGCCAGTTCCTCGGCGGTCGGGTCAGGCGTATAGAACGCAGACGCAGCCCGGATCAGTTTTTTTCGCGGTTGCCCAGCAGTTCGCGATAGTAGGTTTCAGTGATGGCTTTTAGCGCGCCAGGGTAGTTGTTCAGCAGGATTTCCAGATTTTCGCGGTTGAACTCGTCAGGCAGCGCCCAGGCGGTGGCAATGTCGGCCACAAAGTCGATTGCTGTTTTTTCGTCGAGTTTTTCTATCTGCGCCAGTTGATCGAGCGGATAGTGTTTAAACGTGAAGGTCAGTACGCCATCCTCGGCACCAGCGCGCGGGATCTTCACGTCGGCTTTAAAGGTCGGGTTCGGGTGCAATGCAAATTTAGTCGTCATATTCGAATACCTTAGCGCCCCGTTGCGGGGCGCGTATTTATTTGGCTGCGGTGATCGTGACTTCGCAGGAGTCAGTGAAACCGCCATCGGTAGTGGTTGCCGTAATGGTTGCGGTGGCGCTCTCCGCTGCGTCTGCCGCAGCAGTTACGTTACCGCTGGCATCGACACTGGTGACGGCTTCGTCGCTGGATGACCATTCGACGCTTTTATCAGTCGCGTTTTCCGGCGTTACGTTCGCCTTAAGTTGCGCCTTACCGCCCGGTGCCAGCGACAGCGTTTTGTTATCCAACGTGACGCCAGTAACTGCCACCGGATCAGGCTTTGGGCTGCTGGTGTCCTGATCCTTGTAAAACGCCATATCCATAGACTTGACCGCGATAGAAACCTGTACCGTTTCCACGGCGTTAACGGCGGTCTGCGGCTGCGGGTCGAACGACGGCGTGCCGCTCCAGTAACGGGTTTCGGTGGCTTTCGGCACGTACATTTTCAGCGGCATCGTGTCGCCGCGACGGTCGGCCTTTTTCAGCACCTCATAAATCGGCAGGCTGGAATCGTGCGCCAGCGTGATGGTTTGCGTTTTCGCGGCCTTATAGGTTGCGATGTTGCGCTGGCGATCATCTTCCAGAAACTGAATCTGGATGTACTGCTGATCGCCGCCGGACTGCGAAAGCTCGGTAATCTGCGGGATCAGCGTCCAGGCGGTCACCTTGCGCAGCGTGCCGATACCGTTTCCCGGCGGAAAAAAGTTCTCATCGGACGAATCAATGATGCCGATCGTTACGTCGTTATCAGCGACAGCAGAGACGCGGGCCGGAAGATAGTTAATCAGCGGCCAGCCGGATGAGATCATTACCTCATCGCCAACGGCCAGACCGTGGCCTTCTTCGCAACTGAAAACCGCACCTTTGGCGTTAGAAACGGCGGTTACTTTGATTTCGTCGGCGAACTCAGAGCCAACCTGAATGGTTGAGCCGTTCGGAAGTTGAAAGCCCATTTTGGCCTCCTTGTGAAAGATGGAAATAAAAAACCCGGCGGGTGCCGGGTTAGCTGGAAATGTCAGCGCGGTAAGGAATGCTTACCGAGATCGAATAGCGGGTGTTTCGTGGGTTAAGCACGCCCGCATATATGGCGGGCTGGGAGCTTATCCAGCAGGCGAAGCCGTCGCCCTGCACGCTCTGCCCCTCCGGGAAAAGGGCGGCCACCTGGCGCGCCAGCGCGCGACTGGCCCCCGTTCCGCTACCGACCGGCACCACAACATTCACCTGAAAAATGCCGCTGTAGACGTGACAGGTCAGGCCGAGATCGAGCGTCTGCGGCGTGGCCGGAATGTCGAACGATTCAAGGAAAATGCCTGCGGGCTTGTCTGCCTGGCAGTTTTCAATGATGAGCGGGATTTGCTGCCCGTCGGCCCATGCGCCCAGCCGGGCATTCATGGCCGCGCCGATATCGGGGATCACGTTCGCACCTCCTGCGCAGCTGCATCAAAAAAACGCTGAAACTCTGCGGCGGTGATGCGCACCATGCCGCCGGGCGCCTGCTGTGAATGGCCCATTTCCAGCGCGTAGGCGTAGGGCAGGTTGTTAGTGAAGTAAACCGATGTCATGCCCACCTTAAACTGTTCAATCACCAGCGAGCCGCGCGCTATCGTCTCGCTGCCGGTCTTATCGACCGTAGCAAGCGTGCCGTCCGGCGCGTTATTGAAGCCCACCAGCCAGTTCCCGCGAAATCGCCCTGTATCCACGGGTGACATTTGCACCAGCCGGGCCAGAATGCGCAGGCTGGCAGCGCGTACCACCGTCTCCTGGTTGGACTTCGCCCTGTCCACAAAAGCATTTATGGAAGCCATAAACGCGGCGTTTTCGCTCATGTCATGCCCTCAGTTGCGCGCGGTAACACAGCACCAGATCGGCGGGTTTGACCGGGTTCGGGTTTACGATGCGGTATTGCGTGCCGTCGATATCCACCAGATCGCCCACCAGCAGCTCCTGATCGGCGGTAAAGACGATCCGCACGTCGCCACCGATGATGATTGTGCCGTCCACCTCTACGGGCTTGTAATCGCTGCGAACGCCGACGGCATCGAAGCGGATTTCTGGCCGGGCGTCCTCCACTCCGGCGATCACTTCAACCCCGCCGGGCCGGGTTATCGTCCAGGTCGTGCCGTAACCATGCAGTAACCGTTCGGCACTACTTCGTTTTCGCTGATAGTTAACGGCCATTACGCACGCTCCGCCGTGGTGTTAATGGCAAATCCGCGCCCACCCACCAGATCACCCAGCACGACCATGACGGCAGGATAGGATGGCGTAAAGATGCCCCCGTCCGGTATGGCGTAAGTGGTGCTGACAGCGCCGAATACGGATTCGCTTTTCACGGGTGCCTCGCGGACGCTTGCGAGCAAGTCGCCCTCTATTGCCTCAACGGCCAGCATGCACTGCGCATTAATGACCGCTCGCGGTATCTCATCATCGGGTAGCTCATAGCCGTCGACATAGACACCGGCCCGCGGCCATGACAGCGGCTGCGTTGCGCTGGCGCGATGCCCATACCAGCTCAGCCCTTCCAGATAATCCATTGCCCTGATAAGCAGGGGCGCTGTTTTTTCCGGTAGTGCGATGTCCCGCGCTTCCGCAAACACCATCAAATCGGCTTCATTTGCATAACTGTTGAAGTCTGGAGAGGTGATATCTGTGTTGATCATAAAAAACCAGAATGGGGCTTTCGCCCCATGTGTTTATATTCAGGAAGATGCCGAGAACGTCAGCGTGTCGGTTTTTGCCGTTATCCCGTCAACTTCTGCTGTGACAGTAAACGCTCCCTCCGTGTCAGAGGTCAGCTTCACTTTTGCACCACCAGCAGAACCCGTTGTGGAAGTATCAGCAGAGAGCTGCCCGCCATCAGATGACCATTTGACGGTCGCCCCCGGAATGCCGCTGCCGTTTCGTGTGTATTTCAGGGAGATTGTTACCGCATCAGTATTGTCAGCAGTCGCGGTGGTTTTATCTGCTGACAATGTTACTCCCCCGGCGCGGACTCCAGCTTGATCAGCACACCTGCGGTGGATTTATTACTGGTAAAGTGCTTCTTCCAGTTCTCGCCAGTACCAATTTTGGTTAAATCCGGGTTGCTGCCACCGGCAGTTGCATCCCAGCTGTAGCCCAGCAGTTCAATGTTTACGGTGCCTTCGGCACGATAACCCACTGCCAGGTTCTCCTGGTCATTGATGTTGTAGGAACGGAAACCAGGCGCCTGAGATTCAACAATAGTTACCGCACCGGCCACCAGCCCCAGGATGGCATCGGCATCCATCGAGTCAGTGACCAGCACCGGTTTACCCAGCGTTCCGGGCTGGCCGCCGTAGACAACCACACCCGCTTCTTCGTAGATTTTGTCTGCAATTGCTTTATCCACGATGTCGAAATAAGTGGCGGAATGCATCACAAAAAGCACGACGCGGTTAAATTTATCGCCGTATTTACGCAGGCCGCGCGTCAGCGTTTTCTTGCCGTCAGTATCAATGTCAGCAGTAACCACCATATCCGCATTGGCTCCAATCGCCGCGATCAGGCTTTTCAGACCATACTTCACATAACCCTCAAGCGTGGCATCGGCCACATCAACGCCGATAACCTCCGAGAATTCGCTCGCATCGCGACCACGACGCTTGAACGCCTCTTCAGTTGTTTCATACGGGCCATATTTCCACGGTGCTTTGACAGAAACGGCCTCACCGGCACCGATTTTTTTGCCGGTTACTTTATCCGTGGAATTCACATCACGCGCTTCAATGCTGCCGCCTACCTGGTAGAAGGCGCGTTTACGAAAATCGCCTTCAATCAGCTCGTTATCAAGCTGAATGGCACCGTTGGATGCCTGGTTAAAGACTTCAAGGTTGTCCTGTCGGCGCTCAAGAAAAGCGGTTTGCGCCAGATCGTCATAAATAACCAGATCGGAATTTACAGTCGTCATAAATCAATTCTCTTATTTTGGCAGTCGCAGGTAAGCTTGCTGACCATGTTTACGGATATAGGCAGCTTTATCGCTGGCACTCATTTCGGAACGTTTCAGGCTGCCGCTTGCGCCCGGTTTATGACCACCCGCGCCCGTACCCTCGGCACGTGGAAACAGGTGTGGGGCGGCTTCCTTGAGCGACTCCGCCCACTCTTCAGGGGTGAGAGGGGTTTTGCCGTCCTTGCCGAACAGGATGTCGCCATTCGCATCTACGGCCACGGCCTCGCCTTCGTCGTTAAGCTGGAATGTGCCCTTTGCCCGAAGGATCAGATCGTCCGATGCTTCTGCCAGCGCACCGGCTTTTGCCGCAGCGGCGCGGATGGCATCAGCCAGAACCCGGTCACGGAATTTACTGGAAAATGCCTCAGCTTTTTCTGCGCGTTCGTTAGCGGCTTTGATTTGCTTTTCAACGTCCGCACGCAGGCGTTCGGTTCGCTTGTTAAGCACTTCGTCAATTTTCCCGGCGGCAATCAGCTTTGCCTCTTCGTCGTCGGAGAACCGCTTCAGAATGCCCCTGACAGCTTCGGGATCTATGCCCTCAAAGCTCGCCAGTGCCTCTTTTTGTTGTTTGATAGTGCCCAGCAGTTCTGAATTTTTATTTTTAAGCCCAGTAACAGCGCTGTTAACCCGTTCATTGATGATGCTCTCAATTTCGGGCGTGATTTCCGGAGTGTTTACGCCGTCACCGGCACCACCACCAGCACCGCCGTCATCACCTGCCGCTGCGTAATATTTGATGAACATATTTCGAAAATACATAGTGCTCCCCTCGGGAATGTTGCGGGCTTCGCCCAATAAAAAAGGCCGCCCTGGGCGACCTCATCGTGTCCGGAATACGTTGCCGGACGGGATTAAGCTACATCTGTCTGTTTCAGCCTAAGTCACTTAAAAAGCGTGACTGTCACGCTCCCGTAATTGCTCAAGCGTCAGCCATTCTCCTTTGTCGTTAAAAAATTCATCGAAGGTTATCTCCCCCTCGCGCATCATTCTGGCTCGGTTTTCTCCCAGCACCTGTACCTGTCTGGTGTAGGGTTGTCGCTGAAGCCATTCACCGTATGTCGTGCCTGCCGGTACCTGGCCGTCCATTGATGCGCGCGTGCCCTCGTCCATGTCATCCACATCAATCCCCAGCTCACGCCATGATTTCAGCACCAGCGTTTCTGTGGAGCGACAGCAGAAGTGGATTTTTCCCGGCCCCTGCAGATACGGAATCTGATGTCCGACCGGCTTATTGTCGAGCGTGTACTGGTGGCGATCCCTGACCATACAAAGCGGCGTGGTTCTGTTATCCAGTGTTGACAGCCACTGTTTACAGTCGATGATGTCGCTGTTAGCCTCCGCGAAGCTGTTGCGCGCTGTGGCTGCGAGGTGACTAACCGCAGTTCTGGCAATGCTCATCGCGTTAGCCCTGCTCATCTGAAGCGCGCCATCCCGGTAACCACGGTTTACATGCCCCCGCACATGGCGTGCGATCTCTTCGGTAGTATCCCCCGCCAGATAGCCACGCCGTACCGCGTTGAGTATCCGTGTCATCCTGTCGGCCTCAAGGCCGCTCACCCATTCATTGAGCAGCCGCCCCTGAAGTGGCTGGGCCATTGCAGCGGCATAAACCATTTCCGGAGTGATGGCCTGTAACGGATAATATTTCAGAACAGGATCGGGGAGCAGCGCGTCAAACAGGCTCAGCTGATAGCCCGCCTCATGGCGCGAGAATTCCATGAGTTCGTCAGACAAACTGTCCTGCATTGCAGTGACAGCCTGCCGGTTTAGCACTCTCACGCTGCCAAGCAGGGATTCGAAGCGTTTAACGGTAAACCCCTCATGCGGCATTTCATCCAACGCCACCAGCAGGCGTGCTGACAGCTCGGCATCTGTGTCATTGAGTGTCTTCAGCATCCGGTTCGCCACACCGGCACCGTAACGCGATACCCAGATGGCATGCGCTATAGCTTCATCACGCAGGCGTTCGTTAACTGTTGACACGATTACCACCCAGCATCCCAGGTTCACGATTATGCAAGGCATCAATAACATCATTCGGATTATCTGCCGGATCGATAATATCCAGCCGCTGCATTACCCGAACCATATCAGTGTCACGCAATGCGCCGCTCTGCCATGCAGAAACAATGGCGGAAAGCATGCCGGAATCGGCAACACGTGCGATGAACTCCTGATTGACTGTGTATGTCGCGTTTTGCTCCTGCCCCATATAGCGGCAACACCAGTTCGTTACCCGTGAATAGGCTTCTGAAACATTCGATACGCATATGCCCAAGACAGAGGTGGATGCGGATTGCTCTCCGCTGGCCTGCGTTGCGGTTTTCGTTGCGCTGCTTTGCTCGATGAGCCTCGCGCCCAGGGCGATCATGTAATCACGTTTACTGTCCATGGCTTCTTTAGCCAGCATGTTGGGTTGTGCCTGGGCGTAACCAAAACTGCCCTCTTTAGGCAGCAAAAGCGGCGAGCGTGAGCCAACTTTGACTTTTTGTTTTTCCAGGTTGTCGCGCCAGAGCGTATCCAGCCCGGAAATCCAGGGCTGAATCTGGCCGCAGAAGAACACGCTGTCCTCATAGTCAGCACTGTTGCGGTAGTGCCCCAGGTTTATTTCAGCCAGTGCCGTCAGTGGTGATTCATCAATCGTCTCGTCGTTATTTTGTGCCCCGACGAACGTGAACGGGATTTCATCCCAGTATTGTTCCCCTTTAGGACGGGGATAATACTCGCTGCTGATTTCATACGGGCCACTGCGGGTTTCACCGCCGCGACGCCATACCCGGCATACAAAGCGCCCCTGTTCCAGAGCCAGCTCACGGTACTGGATGCTGTCCTTGTAGCCATAGCCATCCGGGATTTCCATGCATTCGCGCAGTACCACCAGCACCAGGTGATTTCGCCCGTTAATGCGTTCAGTTCGCCAGTTGATAATATTCTCGGCCTGATAGCTGAGAATAATGGCTTGCTCGCCATCCTCTGCATAATCAACGTAAAGACCATGCCGACCGGCCTCCAACACATTTTCAAGAACGCTCTGAGATTGCTGGTAGATGCTGGTTCCGGCACCATCGGCGTTGTCTATCAGATATTCCAGCTTTGCCGGTACGGTAAATGTCGGATCTTTGCGAAACGCCATACCCAGCAGCCCGATTTTTGTATTGCCGGTTATGGTGTAGAAAACAGCACGGGCACGATAATCCTCATTCCGTTTTCTGTTACGTGCTGATTTATCGGTCGGATCGAGCATCGGCAGATAGATATGCCCCTTGCGTTTTATCGCATCAGCTCCCCTGCATACATCGCGAACCATTGTCCACAATTCACATGCTTCCTTATGCTCGGGGCGCACAAAAGTAATATCGTGGTTTGACATCAGAAAGTGGTATCCAGTGAGATTGAGAAGGCTGGTTTAACGATGGGGAACTGTTTCACTATGAAATAACCAGCTCCGTCGTTGGGGTGGTCATTGCCGCTCTTTTTATCGGGCTCCCCGTTTTTATCCCACACCTGTTGTTCAAGACAGTCGGCATAGACCGGGCAGCGGGCTACGTTTACCTTATAGCGCCGTTCACCTTTGGCATTACAGAACATGGCATTCATGGCGTTGATGCGGTCTTTTACTGGCGGGTTTGCCTCATCGACAATGACGTTGAACCCTGCCTGGCGAAGCTGCGCTATATCAGTTTTGCTGGCGTTATTGGATTTTCTGGAATCGCCCGAAGCATCCGGGTAAATGTAAATTTCGCGCACCTTGCGGTAATCATTGCCGTCATGCAGCCAGAAACGCTCCTTGATGATGCGTATCATGTCTGGTGTGTCGTATGCGTTGATAATTTCTGTCACGGCATGAGGTAAGCCATACCGCAGCACATGAACAATCCCGGCCATCTTCCCGACATTAAAGTCCATGCCGATATAGAGAGGCTCACCAGGCTGCTCCTCTTCGGTGGAATTATTCAGAATCCGGTCGAACTGGTGGTAAATGGTGCCGCTGGTAAGGTTGGTGAACTGACCGTTCAGGTACGCCTTAATTAACTCTGACGGATAGCTCGCCATCAGGGAGGGAATGTAATCCTCCGGCAGGTTCTTTGCGTTATCAAACGTGGAAGCCTGTACAAGACCGTAAAGGGATTTAAGCTCCGGTTTTTCCCTGACTGCTTTGACAAACTGGTTATAGACAAACTTAAAACCTTCCGGCGTCGTCGTGACATCTATGCCGTTCCGTAAACCCGCTACTTTGTAACGCATTCGCGCGATGATTTTACGCCAGGCGTGCCGGGCCTTATCCGCTTTCAGTACGTCCAGTTCGTCCACCAGCGCGTTACCGATTTTGAAGCCAACTATGGTCTCCGGCTTCTCCATAGAGCGGCAAATGGTGGTTCCTCTGTAAATCCGGCCTTGATAAAAATGCACCTCTTTGTTGCTCTCGTTGACCTGTACCTTCAGACCCCAGTCATGAGCTACCTCTTCAACGGTTGGGTAAAAAATGTCACGGATTTGTGGGTACGTTGGCGCGAAATAGCCCTGGTTGATTCTGGGAAACTCCCAGAAGCCTTTGCAGAGCCCACCACAGCCAACCCACGTTTTGCCCGAGCCGAACCCGGCGACATACGCTTTAAACTTCACATTCATCGCAAGGAAGCGCGACTGGGGCACGTTAAGCGTTGGTGATATTTCCATCGTCACCCTCTGCTCGTGCATCCACTACGTTGATGTTAATAGCTACTGGCGTTGGTTCGTTTTGCTCCGGCTCCGCAGCCAACTCCTTGCGTAGTTTGTCGGCATCAAGCGTTGCTTTCTCAGCAGAAGCCATTCGATGTTCGATAGCGGCTTTGGTCAACTCCAGGGACTCTATCCTCGAGGTATTTCGGTGCATGGCCTTTTGCGCTGCACCGATGTCTTCCAGCAGCGTTTTCCTTTCCTCGTCTTCAGCGTATTCAAGCGCAGCGCTCCAGCGGCCAATGTTCTCAGCAACTGTCAGGTTCGCAGCCCTGAGCCAGAAAAGCTCGTCGTCGAGGGTAAGCAATGCCGCGTCCTCAGAAACTGCGTCGGACAGAAGCATTCGCCGCGCGTAACCACCATGCCTGAGCGCGTGCTGGTTACCTGGCCGAAAAGCATTTGTTGGCGGGGACGTTCGCTTGCCGCGTATCGGTTTCGCTGCTGAGACAGGAGATGGCTTCGCTATTTCGCAGTTTCCCACCCTTTTCATACCAGGCGCGCTTTTATCGCGTTTCTCTTTCTGCGAATGCGCATTCTTATTCGCAGTTTTCTTTTGCGAATTCGCACTGCCATTCGCAATTTTGATGTGTCGCTTTGCTGTAGAGTAATTCAGCCCTCGCGCCTCACACCATTCTCTCGGAGAGATACCCGTTCTGGCATGGTCGGCGAGGAACTGGTTTTGCAGAGCTCCCCAGTCCGGTCTTGCCATCTATTTCTCCTGTTACCATTATCAAACCCACCCGTCCGGTAGGGTTTGTGATGGCGTCTAAATAAGCTCGCTGAGCTGCAAACAGCCCTTTGTTATGGTTCCATCAGCAAGCACCTTAATGCGCTTCTGTCTGTAGTTGATTTGCCACATCAACGTTTTCGGCAGGCTTTGGTGTCCCTGATGCGTACGGATTTCCGTATGGTAAGAACAAATTAAGGGAAGCAGCCCTGCCGCGTCTGGTAGGAGGGCTAGAAACGCTACGTCTAAGGTGATTTAATGCATTACTTTTATTAAGAAAGGTGTGGTTATGGCATTAAAAGGGAAGTTCATACTCAGTGAATCGGATTTCACGCCTTTCACCGCCTTGTGGCATATGGTTGTATTGAACTGGTCACGAATGTCAACGATCGCCCGTAGCGCTTTAAAAGGCGCCTTTTTTATTGTGCTGTCGATGTTGGTCGGGCGAAGTTTCGACATTTATTCCCTTGTCAGCACTGATACGGCCATTAGTCTGTCATATAAGCTATTTGGTGAGGGTGGGCAGGAGAATGTCGAAATGGCTTACGTGATAATCGATACCGTCGCCATTGTAGTGCTAACTAGCTTTATTTACGTGATAGTGAGGTTGGCACTTCGCCGTTTTATGAAATCATCAAAATAGAACTAATAACAGAAGACCTTTCCAATGAAAAAGACTCAGCTTTTCACGCTCCTCACTGGTGTAGTAATCCTTTCGGGATGTTCCGCTTTTCAAAAGCATCATGGTATCAATTGGGGCGATGGATCGTGCCCTACCCCCGCCGCAAATCAAATCCAAAATGGCACCCTCAAAATTGAAGATGGCCGGACACTGAAATGCCAGATAAGACCCTATGTTAGTAATATGGCTTGTCAGGGCATAACTGACCGCACGAACGCTGATGGCGTTGTGTGCCAGAATGGCATGGGCGACACCGCATTTTTCATTTTCGATGAAAAAGGTGTTCTAAAAAATCATAAATTATGATTGAAGCTTTTTTATAGGAACGCCCTCACGGCCCTTGCAATGGTCATTTCAAGCATTGTTCTGTTATGTACTGCTGCAAACCTAAAATCATGCTCCTGCTGGTTTCGATTCTTTCTTTAAGGGTGACATCACCCCACTCAGCGGGGTCAGAAGGTCGGGGCCCCATCATCCATTCTGGTGGCATCGGATGCCCCATTCGCTGGACAATTGCATTAAGTATCAACATTTTACTGCCTGTAGCAACATCGAGCTCAAAGTGAGCAATGCCCCTCTGAGCGCCAGTTAACTCCTCCTTGGTATAGTTCGCATCCATCGCAGCCACATCGCGCTGATGACGCCGTATATCCATAATCCCATCTTTATTCAGCTTTAATTCACCATTAAGCTCCATTTAATTTGCTTATGGTTATGTGAAGTAACTCACCCCAAAAGATGCAGAATATATCCAGCTTCCTGAAGCTTTTAGGAAAAAGTTGATTGCCCCCATTAACTGCGTTGTTAATGTGAACTAAAGAAAAGGAGAGCTTCATGAAAAACGTGATTTACAGCATGCTTGCAAAGATTTCCAAAATGGATGCTGAAGCTAAGCAGCTGACTGCGCAGGTAGAAGCTCAGGCTCTGCTCTTAAGTGCGATGTTAATTACGATTGGTAAAGGTGGCAGCTTTGAGGAAATGGTTGAATCCGTTAAGCAAGCAATCAACGCAGCACTGGACTCGGAAGATAATTCTTTCAAATCCGAAACGACAGTTTTGCTAACTCAGTTCAACGCGCTACTGTCGATCGCAGCCTCTCTAGATAAAAAAGATCATGAACTTGACGTATCTGGACTCCTCAAGCTCACCTCTTCACTATCGAGCGACAAAGGCCTTTAAAAGGGTCTAGTACTTCGGAAAAGACGTACCCCTAGGTGAATAAATCACGATGGCCTTTTCAATATCTTCCTGCGAAGGCTCTAGTTCAGAGATACCGATAAGATAAGGTATGCCGCTATCAGATATGTATGTTGTGATAAAAAATGTAACGGTTCTGGTTTCGTGTTTAATAGGTATATGGTGAATGGCTCTTGCACGATTTGCTATCGTCAAAATTTCGCCATTCCAGCCCTCACCGAAGAGCATGACATCATTCATAATTATTCCCAGCGAACATGGGCTAGAGAAAACCCATCTCGTTACAGAAAAGGCCACGCAAAAGCGTGGCCTTTGTTTATCGCTTAGCTGGGCTTAACGAAGTCAACACTCAGGTGCCACCGGAAAATGTCGACGTTCGGCCAATTAAACTGGCTTCAATACCCTCATCTGGTGTTGGCAGGTGAACCGAAGTTACACGAAGCTTAACACCAAATCGGAAATAACTATCGAAAATTTTAAAACAATTGATAGTAACAATCAATGTATCGTAGATTGGCTATTTTTGGACGTTAATAGGGGGAATTAATTTAAGGCAGAGGATATGCGCACCATGTCAGATAATTCCTTGCTTTATCAGGTGATTACCCACAATAAAGACCATAAAAAAGCAAAAAATAGGGGTTTATAGCTCATAAATGAGCCTATTTAAGAGAATTATACCAAGCCTGCCATCGGTATTTGTCGAGCCTTAACTGTCTTAAGCACTTTGCGGTTTCTACATCAGCCAGTAAATCTTCGTCACTGTTTCTACCAGCATTACTTGCTTTGCATGGGGGCTCCATCAAATCCGCTGAGGGAATTGGCAGCGTCAATGGCGCGCTGCCGCAACTGCACAGCATCATTGTCAAACTTACACACAGTACGATTTGGAGACTGGACATATTTAATTACATCACGATTGATAACATGGTAAACGATTTTTCCTTCGTGACTGGTGCGAGCAGCTTTAATCTCAGAAGAACGAATCATGTCTTCAGCTTTTGCTTTCTTTCTTGCCGCCATCGCGTTTACGTAATCAGAGTGGGCATTCCAGCCAGCGCGCCAGGAAAGTAAACCCGTGAGCATAAAAAGCAGTACATAGATTACAAATTTTCCAATGACCTTCATTACCGCTCCCACATGCAAACCTGATGTTCAACTTCTCGCCTGCTCATCAACCCTCTCCACTTCTTGCCACCAGCGTAAATCCAGCGCTTAAGCTCGTTACATGCCCCGACATAATCACCGTCGTTAAGCTTTTTCATCAGGGTAGATTTGATAGCTGCTGAGGGGCCGACGTTATAGGCAAATGAGTAGATAGCGGCGCGTTGGGTATCAGTAGTGTTTACTTTGATGTGCGGATCAATCTGGCGAGCAATATGTGTCATATCAGCTTGGGTAAGCGCATCACACTCGGCATCGGTGTAACGCTTTCCCTGAATGATATCCTTGCCGGTATGTCCATCACAGACCGTAAGAACGCCAACCACATCCCGATAAGGCACATACTCGCGTCCTTCTAAGCCGTCTTTACCAGCAACCATTGCGGTGGCAATGGCAATAGCCCCACCGCCCACAGCTGCGACGATTCGTTGTTTTAATGCCGGGGACATTATTCTCCCCTTGCGGCTTTACGCCGATCTTCTTTGATTTTGAAATAGAGGTTGGTCAGGAAAGTAAGAAAGCCGAACACCAGACTGCCGAGTACACCAATAGCCGCCCACTGTGATGGGGAAACTTTATCGAGGAGCTGGAGCACCCAAAACCCGGCATTACCTACAGATGTACCATAGGCAATGCCTGTCGTTAATTTATCCATTTGATACATACTCTCACCTCCTCTGTTCAGGGAAGTGTTCTGTGTTAAGACAGGAGTGGAACGGAGATAAGGAAAAGGGCAAAAAAAAGCCAGCTCGGACAAGCTGGCCTTAAAAGGAACCTCATAAATAATAGTGCCGGGTGCTTCCCGGTGAGACTTTGACTGGCAACAAAGTCTCGCATGCTGCTCACCCTTGGACTTAGCCAGTAATGCCCCGCCGCACAGGGGGATTCACCATTAAAATTGTTGGATGTCTATCGCGCATGCCAATGCAACGATGGCAAAAATTTAGCATTGGGCCCTAAATTTTCAAGCCATTACCGATAAATAAAATTTTACCCAAAAAAAAGCCAGTTCGGCAGAACTGGCAACATGCGTGACTTCGGGACGCTCCATAGCCCTTGTTCTGTAACGTACTATTCTCCCCTGAGTTGGTCAGGTGCGGCACATCTCAATTTTAACAATGAAGATGGACTCGGCACTCAATACCGGAAGAATTCGCTACAGCTAATTATTTGCACCATGTGAGGGGCGCGCTTTAAAAGTAGCAAGTCCTGGGACGAAAAGGGTCGCTGGCATTAACGAAAAAGGTTTTATTTTCATATCGTGATTATTATCAACTTTTAATTTCCAGCACATTTGCAAAGTTGGAACGCCAGATAACATGAAAAGGCCACCTCTCACACAAAAAGCTCTATACCCAAACAACAAGGCGGTTATAGAACGTGCCTATGTTAAGGAGCAGGAGCGTATCTCTTTACTGGACGTCAAAAGAGTTTTTGTAGGAAAGCCAATCATGCCAGACGTTCTCTGGGTCAACGTCAGGATAACCACGGCTCTCATTCATTTTTAAAGCGACATCGTCAGGCATTACCATACCGACTGCATTATCGCGCAGTGTCTCAACCTCTTGTTGCGTCAACTCGCGACCGAGTTCTTTCTCTTTTGCAGTGAGTAAAACGATGAGAGCAGGAATAAACACCAGTGCCATTTGTTGCCTCTGAAGGTATCGGTAATGGAAGCCATATTATCTGATGGCACATGTTGCAGAAACAAAAAACCCGCACAAGGCGGGTTAGATATAACAGAGGCAAAATAACATAATGTAAATAAATTTACCGTTTTTAGTTCGGTTTTGCAATAACTTGTTTGTAATTTGCTACCTTCTGCTTCGAACGTGTTTTTGCTGCATCTATTACGGCCCTCTTATCCAGATACAGAAAATTGGCTCTCATTTGCGCCCACCGTGCGGCATATCCTTCCGACCACGTAGATTTTGTTACCCCAACCATCTGCGCCAGCTCATGGCCTTTGTAGCAGCCTTGCGGCTCATTTCGTAACTCGCGTTTAACGTCCTGCGCCGCCAGCCATACTAACGCACGCAAACGCTCCAGTGTCTTACCGGCGATTCGTTGACCCTTGAGTTCCTCGCTGAAAGTTTCCCATCCCCAGCGTACTATCTCGACCTGATGTGCATAACGTATGTTTTCGGAGTAACACCACAGCAGCCAGGCGCATTCGACTTCATCAAGCGCCAGTACAGCCCGACGCCAGCTCGCGGTAGCGTATTCGACGGGAAGCACCAGCGCGATTGATGAACCTTTGGCTCGGGACTGCACTCCTGGTACGGGTGGGTTATGTAAGGTAATCATCTTCCCGGTTTCCTCATCCCTAACCTTCAGGCGCTTTCGCTTGTAGCGGTTCGTGGCTAATTGAGCGTTTTCTGCGAACGCAACGAGTTGCCCCTTGGTTGACCCGCTTAAATCAGCGGTCGCGGTAATGAGTTGCTGACGGATGTATTCGTAATCCTGTGCTATCACTCTTCAATCTCCGTGACTTTAATACCCAGACGCCCACCGGGAATGACTTCCCCGCGTACCACTTTTAGTTCGTCTATTTGCGAGTCGTTTTGCATGAAACCGCCCTTCTCTAGTGAGTCGCAGACCGCTTTGAGAATGTTGTCGATATCGCGGCGGCGCTTATCAGGCATGTTCGCGATAATGCGCAGCCTCAGCCGCGCAGGGGTGTTTATGTCGAGCTTGAGGATATGCAGGATCTCCTGCACTGCCCGACGGTACTCGCGGCCTTTCTTATTGATGTAGGTAATGCCATTTCCACGCCGCCAGTAGTCGTTAACACTTGGTGGATACGGCAATATGAATTCATAGGTGTTCGTCATTTGGGCACCACCAGACCGCGCCGCGTCAGTTCCCGAAGCGTAAGCACGATGGCGCGGTCCATTAATGCGCGACGCTCCTCTCTTGTCAGTTCGCAGCCGTTATCGATAGCATTATGACAGTCAACACAGAGCGCTGCCGTCAGGCTGTCATCGACCTTAAGGCCCATGCCTTTGTCCTCGTTGCGATGTGCCGCCTGTACACCCCAGCGGCGGCAAAGCACGCAACAATCTAACTGGCGAACGGCGGCCAGCCATTTAGCGCTTCGATAAATACTCTTCACCCTCACCTCCACATCGGCTGTTGAAATGTGGTGTCCTGCCGTGGCGGGTATTTGCTTTCAGGCAGCAGCACGCGAACAACGAACGTCTTACAGTCAGCAGACAGAGATCGCTCAGCTTTAATGCCTCGTTTGCGATACTGGCGAAGCAGCTCGTCGGCTTCTTCTGCGGTGCAATCCGAATGTTCAAACCATCCCATACGCATGATTAAGCCTCCTGCTCTGCCCGGAGCTGCGCATATTCACAGTCCTCGGGAATAGTGAGACGGCAACCGATGCTCAGAGCCCAAGCTTCAACTTGCGAGAGGAAGAAATGCATCTCGCCTGTGTCGAGATCGGAGGTGTGACGGAGGGAACTGATTGTGGTTTTCTCGCCGGTAATGACGTCGGTCATCTCACGGCGTTCGTAACCGAGATAGGAATGCTTCAGCGCGTCCTTAACCCACGCCGGGGAAGCAAAGGTTTTGCCCCGCTTAATGAGATAGTTACTGATTTCAGCAAACCACATGTGCGCCAGCGCATTTTGTGAAAGGCTGCGAGTTTCGCGCCACGGTCTGATGATCAGGCGGTAGCAATCGCCATTAGCCAGTAGCGGCTGCAATTGCTTGCCGATGGAAGCGAAGTTAGATTTGTGAAGGCGGATGCCGTCTTTGAGGAAGTTCACGCCGCACCTCCGTAGAGGTCGAACGCTAAACACAGAAAAACCCCGCTCACGGGTAATGCCGAGAGCAGGGCAAAGTCGGGGAGTTTTAGAAATTGCATCTGCGCCATAGATTCCATTGAATGGCACAGTGTTACTTAGCGAGCTGTTCAGGCTCGGAGCTTATTTTAACTAAAACCAAATACTCTTTTCATCACTGCGAGCCGCAGATGAAACCATTTCCTTTAGAGTGTTAAGCGAACACACGAACTCATTGTTTCTAAGCGCTACTGAACGCCAGCGGGATTTATCGAATCGCGTAAACAGTACTCTTTCGGGTGTTTTCCGTTTCCCGCTGCGCGTCTTTACCTCATCGATTTTTCCGACGATCTTACAGCTTTCACAGTCGATCAGAACCAACCCACTCTCCGGCAGTGCTAAATTAAATACTCTCACAAAGTTCATCTCCAATGATACGGATGTAGCAAATATAGAAAGTAACCAGGCCTGATTAATTGCGTGAAATTATTATAAGTGTAATGTTAATTTTCAACAGCCTTTAAATCATTAACAAAAAATTCAATGATCAATATAAAATCAACCCTAAATAAAAATTCGAAAAATGAATCAACACAATTCAAATAGTTAATTACGCCCCAAATCACATGCATTTAATACTTGACAGAGTGACTTATTGTGAAGAATTCAACGTGCAGGACGCTGCTAAATTACTATCGCAGCGTCACTCATGTGTAACCGCACCATCATAAAGCACGAACTAACTAGCTTGGTATTTCCCTTCCAGCTGCGACCGGTAAAATTCCTTTAATTTCTTTACAAAGCAGACTGCTGATAAAAGAGAACCTATCTCGCCAATAAAAGACATGAACATTAGCATGAAAAATAATTCTGTAACGACATATAGAGCCAACTGGATACCAGATGCCAAGTCCGGCGACTGGTGCAAGGTATCGATAAGTGCATAAATCCCTGAGTAAAATCCACAGCCAGATAGCACTAAAAAGGCCAGAGGGACAAGAAGACTTATGATAAACCCCCTTGCAGACACTTTTGGCACATCGTTATCATCAACAGTAAAAGCTTTATGATGTTTTAAAACCCTGTAATCACCAACCGGATATGAAAGTGAGTTATTGGTATATAGATAATCAAAAAATATACGAAGCGTTGGAATTCTAAAGTGCAAACCGTATTCAGCCAACTTAAGCTCATTAGCATAAATGCTTGCCTTATCCCCCTCGCCGTCCTGATAAATAATAGCTAGCGCATCTAGCTTGTCTTTTAATGGCAAAGAAAGATATTTATTAGCTGATATCACTTCAACAATCTTAAAGGGTGTTTTCGCAAATTTTAATATCAAGCCTGCCACAGTCAACATAACTGGTATAGCCGCGACCGCTTGTGGCAAAGTCAGCCCCCAATCAGCCAGTATTTCTTTAATCAAAACCAATCTCCTTTTTCATTATGAATGGGATTTACCCCTAACAAAATGATATCTAAAGGAAGCTTATTACCAATCTTTCAACAAAACAATAAATTATCTTTAAAAGCTATTGTGCGTATCGCTAAGTTTTTTTGCTGCTTATGATTGAGGAGGCAGGAATAGCACCATATACACACAAAACACGCCTCATAGCTCCACTGGCGCGGCATTCGTTGAAAACCAGATTTAGTGTCTTACCCTCCCCTTTTCTGCGCAGACGATAAGTAAGCATTTGCCAATCACGAGACTCAACGATGAGTTCCCCTCCATGCTCAAGCTTGCGCGCGGCATGCTGTACGGACTGCATAGTTAGCCCGTAGGATTCTGCAATTTGCGCAGTAGTGAAGCTGGTGTGTTTAAGCAGGTAATGTTTTATTGCTTCTTTCGCTGTCATCGATCCGACTCATCAAACGCTGTTGCATGGTTTCTTCAAAATGTCGCGCCGTAATCGGGCGATGATTTCTAAGCCCCGCTCACGGGAAACGGGCTGAGGCTTGGGCTGTTCAATCATCGGCACTGGATAAGGGATGGTTTCGCCGCTGGCGATACGCCGGGCCATCTTCAGCAGCTCCGCCTTTGCCTGTTCGGCCAGCTCCTTCTCTGTCCAGCCGTTAAGCCGCATACCGCTATACAAGCCCGTAACCAGCCAGTAATGGGTGGCATTCTGCCAGGGATAATCCGTTGGCGAGGCGTAAAGCCCACGACGGGCGCAGTAGGTGCGTACCATTGCCAGCAGTTCAGCCACTGCCGGAAGCCCGGCCTGCTCGAACTCCCCTTCCCGGCACCAGTCGATAAACTGCCCCGGCGACGGCCAGAATGGGGAAAGGCTGGCGCGAGCTCGCTTCATGCCTGCGGCCAGTTGCTCACGTCGGGTGATGCCGTTCTCAGCGAAGGCGATGATCCACTGCTGCTTTGCTGCGGCCTCGTCAGCCTCGGTGCGCAGGCTGGTGGCGTTTGCCGCGGGGAAGACCTGCCTGAGCTGGCGAAACAGCGCATCAACCAGACGCTCAGCCTCGGTGTTTACTACGCCCTGTTCGGGGCGCTCCGGCGCCGGATGGTATTTACCTGCCAGCCGGGAGATCGTGCGATTGTCGCGTTGCGCGATGGCCTGAATCAGTTGCTGGCTCAAAACACGTCCTCCCAAGCTTCCGGGCTGTTCCAGTGCGGAACGTGACCAGCGTTAACCGGGGCTATGGCGCGTCCGGGCGCTTTGACGGGGAATAAACCCTGCCAGCCGTTGGCTATGGACTGGTTAATCACTTCCGCCGGGCTGTTACCTGCATCCCGGAACTGGCTCAGCAGCTTGATGGCCTTCGTCACGGTCAGCATGGACTTGATCGGTTTTTTGCTCTCGGCGCGGTACTGAACCCATTCACGCCAGACAGCCGGATCGAGCCAGTCAGGCAGTTCGACCTCAAGCGGGTTAAATTTCGCCTTTCCCCCCTGGGGGTTTAGGGGGGTTATATATATTTTATTTTTATTTCTTTTGTGTTTAGCCGAATCAGCTAATGTTTTATTAGCCGAGTTAGCTAATCTCTCATGGTGAGTTGCATTAGCCGATTTAGCTAAACTTTTATTAGCTGTTTTGGCTAATGTTTTGCTGTTTTGGCTAATGCCTGTATTCCAATCTGAAACGACTTTGTTAATGCCAATTTGGTTACCCGATGAAACAAGTATGTTCATCGCGATAAGCTCATTTTTTGCCTTGCAGATGTGGGTATGATGAATTCCTGTTTCCTCAGCAATCTGCACATTAGAAATGCGATCCAGCGCCCTGCCGAACCCGTAAGTCTTGCGCATTACCGTCAGCACAACTTTCAACTGTCGCGCCGTCAAATCGGCAGCAATAACACCCTCAAGTAGCTCATTTGCGATTCGGGTAAACCCGTTATCTAACTCAGCCACACGTTCACAGACCTCCCGTTTTTCAGGGTATAACTGAACAACTTCCCCCAACCGGGAAGTGCCAGCGTTTACAGATTTCAAAGCTCTTGGCATAATTACCTCGCAAATGAACGCTTTATTTGCACTCAGAAGCCCCGGAACTGTTGCAGCAGTTCGGGGTTTCGCCTTTTAAATGTTCCAGCATTGAGATCAGCGCTTTCGCCACCTCTGCTGTCTGCTCGCCTTTGATGATTACCGTCTCTTCACAATCATCAAATCCAATTACCGCCAGCAATCTGGCAGCACGCTCAACAAAACAATTTTTCCCGGCCTGCATCCGGCTAATTTGAGAATGGTGAACGCCCATTTTCTTGGCAACCTGCGCGACGCCCAGGGCGGCTATGCCGCTTCTGATTCGGGTTTCGATCTGTAATTCCTTGCTGGTTGTGCTTTTTTGTGTGGTGTTCAT